CGCGTCACAAATGACCGCAACGGCAGGTCTGTCGTTGTCAGGGTAAATGATCCGGCATGAGTCAGCATCGGTTATCGATGCCGGGACGGAGACCGGAACGAAGCCTTGTCGTGCCTTGGACACACTCGCGCGCTGCCGCCGCGCCTGCGGGGGAAGGAGCACCTCCGTCCCACTCAGCTGAAAAACGTAGCAGGGTTGGTCACCCGACGCGAAGCACTTTTCAAAATTTCGGTTCGCACAGACGCGCAACCATGAGGGTCGAAATTGCCAGGTCATCTGGTTCAGACCTCCGATGATTAACGCATCAGCGACCTTCCTATTGGCTCGCATCCGGGCGTCTTCGGGAATTCTCTAGTGTTTTCGCTTGCGGTCGGCCAGCCGGAGAAATTCCAGAGTTGCGCGGAAACCAAAGCTATGCACGATCATGTGGGAAGTGCGCTGTCATGCCTGTGGGATAGCGTCTCTTACGGTGTTGCTAGCCACAACATCTAAGTAGAACGACGGGTCACCCTTCTGTCCCATCATTTGAATCAGCCTAGCTGACGCTACTTGTGACGACATGGGTTCACGACGGCCCGGCAGTTCGCCAGAGCCATCGACGGGAAGATGAACGGTCTCAAAATTGTCCCGCAGAAGCGAAACTATCGCCTCTATGCTTCCTCCAAGGCGCGTAATGCCGTAAGGCCAAATTTCCATTATCAGAAGGCTGGCATTGGCCAAGAGTTTGGCGCCCCCCGCAATGACGAAAGGTTCGGCCCCTTGGGTGTCAATTTTGACCGCAATAGGTTTGCGTTTGGGTGTGATGAGGTCCAGCAAGTCCGCAGGACCGCCGCTCTAGAGGCCGAGGCCGAACGCTGCCTGCGATGTCGAAATACACACGCGAGCCGGTCGACGACGTCACGGCCGCTGCAGCCCATTCATGCGAGTTTTTCGGATGACACGTGCGCCCGGCTCCGCTGCTCCGTCGAGCGCCGCGAGGCGTTCTGGACGCTTAGCGCGCGCTCTCAGTGCGTCGACGTCGAGCTGCACGGCTGCTTTGTAATTTCTTGCCGCTGGCGCCGACGTCGGCACCGTCGGTGTTGGCGCGGCTGGAATGCCGCCGACTGCCGACAGCTGAACCATCTGGGCCTGCACGCGCGGCTCATCGCCGTAAGCCACGGCGTCTAGATCTTCTGCCGCACGGGCCTCATTCGGGCTGTAAATTCCCGACTGGACAGCGCGAGCCAACGCTTCGATCCGGTCTTTCTGCGCCGAGCGCAGCAGCGCTGCGGAATCGAATTCGCAATACTCCTCGGGCTCGCCTTTGAGACCGAACAACTGATCGAATGCTTGTTCGACATGGTTCAAGCAAAAGCCTAAGCCCGTGCTCAACCAAAAACTCATTAGGCTTTCGGTTGAGCTTGCCGGGGTGTTGGTGAGGCCGAGCAATTGCAATGGAACGCCGAACGCCCAGCAAATGCGTTCAGCCGATAGCTTGATCAGCTCTGCCAATTGCGCATCCTTGGCTGGGGTCGACCAAGGTTGTACTTTGAGTCCAGCCGTGAGGATCGGCGTGCTGCCTGCATGTAATCCTTTTGCCTGTTCGTGCCAGCGGTCGCGTAATTCTTGCACTTGCTCCCGGTTGAGCACGAGATCGGTGGAGAGCACTGCGCTCGGCCGCGCCTGGTTGGCAAAAAACTGCAACTGCTGCTGGGTAAACGCATCGCCGACAGCGATGTCTGTCAGCGCGGCGAGGAGCGGTGTCTCGCCCACCAGCGGGTGCGGGTGGCGATGGTTGCTGCGTAATTTGATATGCAGAACATCCCTCTGCGGAACGGTCAGCTGTCTGGCCGCAAACATGCCGTCCACCACAGCATTGCCGCCGAGGCGATAAAATATTTCAGCATCGCCATCATCCTCGTTGCGGACCACGAGGGGACTAGACTGCCGCGGGTTCATAAGATGCAGCGACGCAACTTCGAAACGTTCATTGCGCAGCGCCAATGCGAATGCATTGCCCTCACGATAGAGAGAGTGCACCAGATTCAACATGAAATTGCTGGCGGTCTCATAGTTATTCGGGCGGTGCAGTATCCGCGACAATGCGGAATTTTCCACGCGCGTGCGTCCACCTCTGGCGTTGCGCCGCCAGTGGGCACCCGGCAGCGACGCGGCCGATTCTGCGTGTAGCGCGATGCAACGTTCAACGACCGCACTACGCTCGCCACTCGTCGGGCTAAGCCCCGTCTGCCACCAATTGATAGGGGCGCCGTCCGGTAGCCAGCCTCCGGTGATCGGCAAATGGTACGGACCGGCCCGATATTGCCCTTCGACCGCGCGGACCAAAGGCGCGATGACGCGGGCGACCATAGAGCGCACGGTCGGCATCATGACCAGCTCCACACCTCGCTGAGAAATCTTTGGAAAAGTGGGTGCAGGTCGAGCACCGGCGCCAACGTGCCGTCCGAGAATTTTGCCATCACGGTGAACGTTTGCGTATCGACGAGCCAGCGCTCGATCGTGACGGTCTGTTTGATCGAGATGCCATTCTTGCCGGGAGCACCGCGGTCGCCCTTGGCGCCTTTTTCGCCTCTCAGTCCTTGTGGCCCCCGTTTTGCTTCATCGCGCCGTGCGGCCTTCTCCTCGAGGCGCATAGCGATCTCATGAACTTGTCGATCGATCGATGTCTTCTGCTGAAGCTGATTCTTAAGGTCGGCAATGTGCTTTTTGAGGGTCATGATTTCATCATCACGCTTCGCCAGTTCAGCGTCACAAAACTCGCCGATCGCATCGCGCAGAATTGCAACGCGCTTCTCGCCGGTCTCGGCGATGTTGGCGATACGCCGTTCGAGCTTCGCCAGGCGTGCATCCCAAGCAGGCTCGCCATGCCCGTTTGTCCTTATCTCATCGAGGAGCGTCATGAGGAACTCCTTTCGGCGCCATCGCACGTTCGCGCGCAGCGGTGATCAAATTCGACAACAATTGGAGACTTTCCGCTACAAGTCTTCGCTCCGCACCTTCTGCCGTCAGCGGCATAAGGGTCGAAGTGAGTTGCTTCAACAGCTCCGCAGCCCGCGCCAGAGCGACGCGCCGCTCACGATTGCGAGCGGCTCTGCCGCTGCCATCAACCAGATAGGTTGTGGCGCCGTTTTCTCCTACGCAGGAAATGATCCTGCGGTTCTCGCCGTCGACGCAAAGCGTTTGCTCGGAAACGCGCCGGACCTGAACCGGCACATTGGTTTTGCGATCGGGATAGCCGAAAATGTTGAGTTCGCAAGCCGTCGCCTCAATCGTTTCGCCGATCTTAGGAAACCCCGACTGCACAATGACGTAGGAAGGCATTGGGCGATTCCTCTCGTATTATTACATCGGTAGGCCTGCCTGAACGTCAACGCTCCGCCGCCGCCGACGCCTTGAGACCGCCTTCCGCGACCAGAGGGATGCGATCGGTTGGACAAATCGGCGGCCCTGCAAGCGTCGGCCACTTGCGCGTGATCCGGACGGTGTAGCCGCAACTCGAGCACTCGCACTTGAGCATGCGCGTCCCCTGCTTCGGCGTGTCGGTGAGAAAGCCAGCAGGATAAGGCCCGATGCGTTTAAACAGCGTCTGCGCCCAGGCGGTGAATTCCGGCGCTGGCGTCGTCGATCGCATCGGCCCCTGCAGCCCGATCTTGAGCGCGCACTGTTTAAACGGCTTCCGGTGTCCGGCCGCAGTGCCGACCGTGGCGTGCACCATTTCATGCGCCAGCACGTCGAGGATGCGCGCACCCTCAGTCAGCTCCGGCGACACGAACAGCTCGTTGTGCTTATCACTCGGCGCCTCGGTCGCCCAACACTCGCCGATCGCACCACACGTCGCCGCCCGCTTGGGCCACCCAATCGATACGCGGACCTTCTCCGGTATGGCATAGCCAGCGGTGGCGAATTTCGCACGTAGCGCCTCCACAGCGGCTTCCAACCACCGCTGGCGCTCAAACGAGGAGGTGATCGCTATCGCTTGCGGTTCAGTATCGGACGATCTGATATCAACTTCTGATGCGCGCTGTTTAAACGTCGTCTCGCGTTCGAGCACACGCCGCGTTTGTCTGCGCTTAGCCATGGCTTCGCTCTCCCTGGTTAGGTTGGAT